TTTTTCAGCAGGTATTTAATCACCTGAAGCAGTTCTTCTAAAGAACTGAGTTGACCTCTAGAGTATTGTAGCTTCTCTATGCTGTCAACACCATGCACGATATGATCTTTTTTGGTATCTATTAATTTGTAGATTTCTTTCCTTATACGATTAATTGTATCTATATCCATCATTTAATAATGGCTTAACAAATTTATACTTTATTGGCAAGATAAACATTCATCGCTATTAAAATCTAAGTCCTCTAATGTTTCTTTTTTAATAGGCTTGCATTTATCGCAAAAAAACTCGTTGTCTTTTACTTCAAATTCTTCATGACATTTTCCACATTCACTAGTCATACTACTTGCCTTTTTTAGTGTTAATGATATCCGTTGCTTTAATTCCATACACAGCAGCCACGACTGAAATCCAAAGTCCAGTTACCCACCAAGGCATGTTTTGTAGTTTTTCAAAATACAGATCTAACTTTTGAGAAATTTTTTCATCTTCTGCAAATACAGAATATGCTAATAAAAACAACGGTGATGATAGAACCAGTAAAATGAATTCGTCCTTCCAATCATTTTTTTGTGATTCGAATATCTTCCCAGTGTATTCAATCTCTCCACGTTTCATTTTTTCTGCATGCAAAAGTGCAGCTTCAGACATTGCTACCTCTGATGCTTTTTTATTTTTGTAAATTTCAAGTCCAGCTTTAATTCCAGAACCTAATAAACTCCATGGGAACATAATGCTTGAATTATAACAGAAAATAATTGTTGACTCTAGTTATGGGATTTGATAAGATACCTTTATGATTAATTTTAACAAAGGAGAATAATCATGAACGAAGTAGAAAGACTAATCAAGCGGGGCAAAGAACTAGAAGCTAGTTTTGCTTCCCTTGATGTAAAAATTGCTACTCATAAAAAATATGATGAGTGCAATGTTCTACCGTCTAATCTTCCATACGTAACTGCTGCTGAAGCAGGGAAGGCTTTTAAACTTTTATGTAAAAAGTTTGGAAAGAAAAAAGTATGGAGTGAGTATAGAAAAGAGTGGATTACTAAAAAGATGAGAGGACAAGTCTGGGAAAAACATCCTAGAAAATGTTGGGTTTGTCTTTCAGGTGATCCAAATACTTTAGGTAAAGGATGGAGAAGAATCATACACGATGTATCACATATGATTCATCAATTCCTTCGACCAACTTTTCAAGGTCATTGTTTTCAACATGCTGAACTAGAACTTGAAATGGTTAAGTATGTTTTACAACAAGATTGGTTGGAGGGTGCTCTTAAACCTAAAATAAAAATCTTATCTAGTGATGAGAAAAAGCAAAATAAAATTAAAAATTTGCAAAGTCTTATTAAAAGATGGGAAACAAAAAATAAAACTACATTAACTTATTTGAAAAAATATAAAACTAAGTTAAAACGCTTAAGTAATTAAAGTTTAACAGGAGTTGGAAGATATTTTTCTTTCAACTCCTTAATTGCTTTAATAAATTTATCCTGTCTTCTTTTTCCAAAAAAAGGAAACATAGTATATAAACAATTAATTGCAGGTAAACCATTAGCACGCCAATGATATTGTCTTTTATAATTATCTCCTCTTGATTTTCTAACAGTAATAGTTCCTATATTAAAAAATTTTTTAAATTGAACTACGATATCTTCATCCGTCATTTCTAATTGAATTCTAAAATATCGTCTGCCTTTTCCACATGACCAAATACCAAAACTACCTTCTCCCTCAAATACACCAGCTAAAAAAGCTAGTTTATTTTGAATTAATGATTTAGTTGGTTGTTTATCTAAATTGATATGAGATAAATCCATTAATACAATTTTGTTTTTTTGTGTCCTTGAACTTGTATTGATTTAGTTCCACGAGTAGATACCATGGATCCTTTACTGGCTCTAACAAAAGTCATTTTTTTAAATGGATTTTTTTCTTCTGGTGTTAATGGTTCTAATTTTGGTAATGGTTTTATTTCTGGTGCATCGGATCCTCCAAATTCTCTATCAGGGTCTTGGTAATCTGGATTAAGATTCATAGCCTCTTTCATGGCTCTTGTTTTTCTTTCTCCTTGGATCATAGCAACTAGACCAGCCCCAGGAAGAGCCATTCCTAATCCCATGTCTTTACCAGCGTCTATAGTATTTCCCCATCCTTCTATTCCAGAATCTCCTGTATAACTTTTTCCAATATCAGTGCTTAGTCCTCCAGGGCCTGTATCGGTTGATACTCCAATGCCATCTCCTCCATAATCAGCAGCACCGAAACCAGCATCATCATCATCTCCTACGCCACCAGCGTAATATTTTTTTACTTTAATTTTTTTCTTTTTAATTTTTTTCATAGTATTAGTATACTCTTTTTTTTAAAGGCACGCTAATCCCTTGCGGATTAGGTCCTTTTTCTGGTGGAGGACCAAATCTTTTTCCTCCACTAAGTCCCTTTTTATTTTTTTGTTTTTTTAGTGACACCTTTTAACTTCTTTGAGTTTTCCATAGCATAAAAAACATTTTTAGCTTTTTTCTTACCGTATGTTTTTTCCATGGACTTCATTATTTTTTTACCTTTTTTATTTAGTGGCATATTATTTTTTTCCTTTATGCTTAGAGCCTTTCATCATTTTACCATCTGGCATCATGTGGTACCCTTTTTTAGTTTTTCCACCTTTTTTATAGCCCATCTTTGCAGCTACTTCTGGTGCTTTTTCTTTTAATGCTTTAATGCCTTTTCCTTTGCTTCCTGCGGGTATTGGTTTTTTCATTTATTATTCTCCTGTTTATTTTTGTTGATTTTGTTTCTGTGCTTGTAAATTTAATTTAGCTTTAGCAATTTCAAGTCTATCTTGTTGAGCGTCTTCTTGAGATTGTAATTTTTTTATATCTAAAGCTAACTCAGCTTCTTGTCTATCAAATTGACCTTGTTCCTTCATTTGTGATTCTTGAGCTTTACGCTGTAAATCCATTGCACGTAAATCTATTTCTTGTTGTTTCAATCGAACTAAAGGATCTTGTTGTTGTCCAGCTACTTGAGCCTCAGCCTGCTGCAGTTGTGCAGTCAACTCTACAATTCGTTTTGCAATCATTTTATTAACTTCTACTTGCATAGCCTGTGCATCTTGTTGTTCAGCAGATCTCATTCTAGGATCCGCTTGTACTAAAGCCATAACTTCTAAAGTTGCTTGGAAACTTACGTGTTCAGATATGTGCGCTTGCATTAATGCATAAACTTGAGGATTGATTTGAACCATTCTGGTCTGCATAAAAATAGAATGCGCTTGAATATGTGAAGTATGATCTTGATCTGGAAATGCTTGTAGTATTTGCATTTGTAACGCTAGTGCATTTTCTTTCGCAGGGTCCATTGGCTGTGGTTGTTGAGGTGGATTAAGTAACATATCAATGTTCTTAGTCCCTAAACTCTCATACACTCGTCTATATGCTTCATAAATGTTGTGCATTTGCGGATTGGACTGAGCAATTTGTAATTGTGTCTGTGCTAAAGTCACTCTTTGTGTCATTGACCATAAATTTGGGTCTGCCATTGGTAAAACATCTACTCGATCATCAAAATCAGAGACCTTAATCGTTCTTTCTCCGCCATAAACATCATAAGGATACTCTGGTGGAAGAAATTCTGAACAAATTCTTGATAAAATTTTAAATTCTTGCTTCATTGCATAGTAACAACGCTTGTGAATCGAACTCATGACCCTCGAACCACGTTCCATTAACGCAACTGTAGTGCCAACAGCCGCTTGTTGGTTGCCATCTCCTACTTGTAAGTCCGCAATAGCAGCAAATCGTTGTCCCGCAGTGACTACAAAGTTTAATAATCCGAATAAAGTTTGACTTGGCTCCTTAAAAGGAAGCATTTGGAACTGATCTTTGATGTTTCCACCAGGTGCATCCACATCTCTGAACTCTCCAGGTTGAATAGGTTGGTCATCATCACGTACTTTCATACCTCTAGACTTAAATCCAGCAGGTAAATTGGACAACGTACCAGCATCTAGCAACTGTCTTAGTGCTTCAGTAGCTGTTCTGGTTAGTCCACCGATCATGTGGAGCAATCCAAAACCGTAAAAACCTAATCCTGGTAAAAATTTGAAGTGAACAAAGTATTCAATTCGTTTATATCTTGGATCGTCTGCTCTGTAATTTCTATAAATAGATAAAATTTGTCCTGTATTTTCTATAACAGTTACAATGTAAGGAACTTTTATATTTTTTTCTTTACCCGTATCTTCGGAAGTATATTCTTCTAGATCCAAATCTACATGCATTTCTAAAACATTGTATAATAATTCGTTGTAGGTAGGAGTAATTCCTTCAATCTTATTAATTTTTTCTTGTGTTTGATCTTGTTCTACACTTGGTTCTTTTAAATCTATTTTAGAATAGATGCCAATCTCCATTTTTTTTAAAATTTCGTTCTCTGTCATTTTCATGACTTGAGAAATTCTTTCGCACTCTGCTAAACTAGTAGCATAGTAAGGAACCACTAAATCTCTTGGATGAATATATTTAGATACAGGTCGTTCTAATAATTCATCGTAATATACTTTTTTAAAAGTAGATCCTGTTAGCGGTAAATAATACAACATTTGATCCACATCTGTTGTATATTCTTCCATCTTATCCATAATAAGATAGTTCATATAATCTTTTACTCTAGCTGCTTGTTGTTCTTTTTCTGGATCTGGCTTTCCTACAATCTGTGTTCGTACAGGCCCGTCAGGTGGAAGAAGTTCTTTGTAGGCTTGTGCTTGGAATTGCACGCATGCTTCATTAAGCATGGGATGCGAAACACCGCTTGCACCTTTGAAGGGTCTGTTCAATGGATTGTATTTTATGCCGAGTAAATCTAAACCTTTAGTGATGGTATCTTCCCATTCTTTTCGGGAACCTAAATCATTTTTATAGTCTTCTATTAAATCATTCGCTAATGTTTTTAATTCTTTTTCATCTAAACGATCTGCAATGTTTTCTGCAAAATTAAATTCTTTTTGTGGTTCCTGATCCGTGGTCTCTGCTCCGTCTTCCACGATGGTTATTTCATCGACAACGGCTGAGGGATCAGTGTCCTTGGCAAGCGCCTCTTCTTTGGCGATCTGTTCTTCTAAAGATAGATCCGCATTATTTTTTTCAATAGGCATTACTATTCTCCTACCAAACTTAGCACAATTTGCAAGGTTTAGTTTTTGCTAATTTTGTTTTTACTTTTACGTAAGATCCTGATTTATATTTGTTGGTAGATCCACCATAATTCATTTTAGATTTCTTGAGTTCCTTTTTATCTTCCTCATAATCAGGATACATATCAGGGGCTCCTTTGTAACCTTCTCCTTCATAAAAATCTTTTGGTTTTTCTTTTGGCATTACTTTTTTATCAGCAATTAATCCTGCAGCTGTACCTAATACAGCTGTCCTATCAGCTTCTTTTCCTGCAGCTGTACCTAATACAGCTGTCCTATTAGCTTCTTTTCCTGCAGTTGTGCCTAATACAGCTGTCCTATCAGCAATTTCTTTAGCGTTAGGATCTCTTCTTTTTCTTTTTTTGAATTTAGGTTCCATAGTTTTCTCCTTAACAAATTTTAGTTGGTTTAGATCTTGCTAATTTATTTCCTCTGGCTTTAATCATTCCGCCATGTTTTTTAGAAACTTCTGGGGCTTGTCTCTCCATATACAAACCAATACCTTTATCAGATTCAGATTCAGATAATTCTTTTTTTCTTTCTAGTTCTTTCTTTTTCAAATATCTTCGTAAATGAGTAATAGGACTTAATCCTTTCATAAAAGGATATGCGTTTGGAGTTTCCTCTTTCAGTTCTATCTCAACTTCAGTATCTATATTTTTCTTTGCCATAAGTTCTCCTAACCTGCGTAATATTTATATTCTCGTTCTAATCTAGGATCATCCTTTTCATCGGAGTATGTACTGATTAAACCGCCTTGTCGATATCTTAACATAGCTTGTGTGGTGCTGTCGACATAGTCATCGTGCTGACCATGAGGAAATGCAGCGCATTCTTCAATCACTTCATCTGCCCAATGTTCATCTGGTGCCCATACCATTCCGCTTTCAAATATAGGGGCTACAGCATTGGCTCTAGTAAATTTATCTCTACCTTTAGCAGGAACATAATCTAATACAGGTATTCCCATTTTACGCATCTCTTGAATTAATGGTTGTCCTGTAGCTTTTGCTTCAATAACAATACTTTCTGGTTCCCAATATCTATATAAATCATAAGCTACTATTTTAAGTTCTGGAAAATCCCATCTACCTTTTTGTGCATCTAATAAAATAATATTGGGCTCATATCCTTCTACAGGATAAAATATTCCCCAGACAGTTAGTGCAGAATAGTCAGCAGTTTCTTTTTTAGAATAAGCTGTATCTAAACTCATAATCACATGTTGTAGTTGAGGTATTCGTTCATCCTTCCAAACTTTCCACCACTCACGTTTTAATATGGCACCCTCCTCCGCAACAGGATCCTGCATATACTGGGCATTCCAATTGTGAACAGAAATAGACGCTTTGACTTTTTCTAATTCTTCTAGGTTCCAATATTCAGGCCACACTGGGTTCCCTGATTCTAATATGGCTGGAAAATTAATTACTTTCCACTGATCTGATTTCACTTCTTTTTGAGCCTTGATGAGCCTTCCTGTTAAATCATCTTGTGCCCATCTAGTCATAACTACCACAATGGTTCCACCAGGTTGTAAACGCTGACGAGGTCCTGAACTATACCAGTCGTACGTCCGTTCCATTGCAGTGTCAGACATAGAATCTTGTTCGGTATGTGGGTCATCAATAATTAATAAATCTGCACCACGACCTGTGATGGAACCTCCAACACCAGCAGCGAAATATTCGCCGCCATGATTTGTTTCCCAACGTCCCTTAGCTTTGGAATCTTCTCTTAATTTCACATCTCCAAAAATTTGTTTATACTCTGGGGCATCCATTAGGTTACGAACCTTAGAACCAAATCTACTTGCAAGTTCTGCGTTGTGGGACACCTGCATAATTTTCATTTTAGGAAACTTCCCTATCATCCAAGCTGGAAATAAGTAGGAAGCAAATTCTGATTTAGTATGCCTAGGAGGCATATTCACAATGAGCCTTCGTAATTCTTTATTTGAAATTTTTGTAAACTCATTTGCAATGATTTGATGGTGTCCCCATTCAGATTTTTTATTTGTTTTTCTATAAATGAAGTCTGGCCAAACTTCTTGAACAAAAGTCAGAAAGTCATCTTGACATAATTTTATATACTGCAGCTGTTTGCGTAAAACGATATCTCGCAATTCTTCATCGGATAATGTAACTAAATTATTATTGTTAATTTCTACCATCTTTTTGAACCTTACTAAGTTATATCATTTCAGACTATACTGCGTCTATTCAACTTACACCTTTACACCTAATTCTGGTACCATATTTTTTTCAACCCCAAGTTGAATCGATAAAACAAAAATTGAGTTTGCAATCTTTTATGGCACCACTACCGTGGTTCGTGTACAGTTTTTCCGATAACTTTAATTATCGGAAAGGATCTCATACACCTTTTGAGCTACCTTGTCCCACCGACCACGCATAGGGAACACAGCATCAGGCACCAAGTCCTGTGGTTTTTCAACCCACGAGCGAATTCTATAAAGTTTCAGTGCTCTCTGCGAGAGGGCTATATTGCAGATCAGAACTGGCACACCTTCCTTAACATGTAGATTAATCCACGATAGTTGCCACTTAGATAGCTTAGGATAACTGACGTAATCAGCTTTTAACTCTAACCAAAAAGACTTACCTTTGTATACCCCATACAAGTCAGGTATACCGTTAATGGTTCTACTTTCTATTCTTGTGAAACGTATATCTTTCAAGGACTCTTTGAGGTGTTTCCATAACTTGGTCTCTCGTTTTTGATCTGCCATTTTTATTTATCAAACCCTTCTTGATGAGTGTCAGAACTTTTGGATTGTCTCTAAAGATTTGACACAGTTGATTGGTGATAACATTTACCACATGCTCCTCATGCTTGTCATCCTCAAGAGCAGCGCCCTCGTCTTTCAGTCCTCCATACCACACTGATGCATGGATCAATTCGTGAAGTAATGTGTTAGCAAGATCTCTATCAGATGTATTAGTAGCAATTGTTATTTTATTATTACGAGAATCATATTCACCAAAGTTTTCTTCGGTAAATTTACTGTCGCTGGATGTACCAACGACCACGTCAGAGAAACTAATCTTTATCTTCTTCGGTAGTAATTTTAACAGATCCGACATTGGTTCCTATCTTCCCAGTTGTTAACAGTTTCCAAAACTGTTCTTCGCTAATCGATGACTTCGGCTTCGATCGTTTTTGCGTTGTGCCCATCGATTTTTTTCGAAAGTTCTTCCAACTTTTTTTCAAGTTCGACACGACTCATACCCTCCAGACCACTTACAGTTACTTCTCGTTTATCTACAAACAAACCAGCTAACTGGCCTGATCTAAATTCAGCGTTAATTGCGGATGCCCATTGTTTATCCGAAGCAGCACTATTCGCATAATACTCAAATCTTTTGTAGCGTCTTAATTTATCTTTTTCATATACAGCTACAGCTTCAGCTTTTTTCTTATCAAGATAAGCAACTACATGTGGATGAAGTTTTCTGTTAGTTAGTCTTGCACCTATTGCAGACGCAGACTTGTCAGACATTTCTTTGCCAGGCTCACCATAAACTTCTTTAACGATATCCATTTTATTTTTTTGTCCCCAATGTTCTATGAGTTTATCAACAAACAATTGCTGCTTAGGAGTTAAATCATCAACAGTTAATTGGTGTCTAGGTTTTTGTCCCATTTATTTTTTCTTTGCTGTCTTAGCCGCTCGTTTAAATTGTTTTGCAGTCGGAGCACCTTTAGCACCAGGCTTTCTCATCTTTTCTCCAGAACCAGCTGCAATTCGTTTTCTCTTTGCATGTATGTTTGCATACAGTCCAGGTTTGGTAAGTCCGCCATATTTAAATTGTTTTTTTATCAAACCGCCATCTCTTGCTCTGCTCATATCAGGAGTATCAAAGTCAGGATTATTTTCAAATCGTATATCAAATTCATCTTTCGGCATCATCTTAAATCGTTTTCTTTTTTTCTCTCTTTCAGATTTAGTAGTGTCTTTAGTTTCATATTCACTCATAATAACTTCTCCAGTTCAAATTCTATTAAAGAGATTATACAGAAAATTAATCAATATAGTAAGCCCCGTTTGTTAGACGAGCACCAAGAACATAGTTAGAGGTACACTATTTTGTACCTAGGTACACTAGAGGTACACTTCTATTTTTGACTTAAGTTATTGATATTAAATAGTAATCATTAAAGAGGTACAGAGGTACACTAGTTTCTCATTTATTTTTTAGTAGTGTCTAAATATCTGTATAACTTCTATAGTAGGATTTGACGTTGTCCGTTATCCGTGGTTCGTGGTCTCTTAAGCTTTAGGTTTGGTCTTATCCTCAAGGCAATTCGCATAAATGCCCGTAATTTGTATATTATTGTAAATAGCTACAGTTTTCATCTCATCTATCTTTTTCTCAACCGCCGCCATGCACTCTTTTTTAGAATTGTAGTAAATTTGTGGACTTGGTGTCATTGGAATACACCCCTCCTGACCCATAAAATCCAGGTGGCATAGCATTACAATCATTATAAAAGTTTCCATGTATCAAATTAGTATAACACGCTTTAGTGACAGATAAAGCTAGTTTTGGTATAATGATAACCAATTTTCATCCTTTGGGTTTAAATTAATCATCATAGTTTAAAAGCAGGCGCTGTTTATCAGTTCCTGCTTTTTTGCTTTTTAGCATTTCTATAATCTTCCTCTTCAATATCGATCGTTTCGTTGGATCGGGATGGTCGGGTACCGATAAAATATATTGGATAGACATCGCCTTCAGTTGTTTCAAAGTATAAGTTTTTTGTTTCATACCAAAATAGTTTCTAACCTATTCTTTGCATGTTTAAAATAATCTTTGTCTAATTCAATACCTATAAAATTAAGTTTGTATTTTTTAGCAACCAAACCTGTTGTTCCTGTGCCCATAAAAGGATCAAGAATTTTACCCTTTTTTATACCAGAAACCTTTAAACATTTTTCTACTAAATTCTCAGGAAATATAGCTGGGTGTTTTTTATCCCCTGCAATTTGTTTTGTTATTTCTTTAGTGGCTTTACTTTTATAAGTTATGTGCCAACAGTTAGTCGTTGTTGTCCACTTTTTACCAGTTTTTTTAAACATTCTCTCTGCGTTATTATATTTGTTGTTATAAGGTACACCTGAAGATTTTAAATCTATTTTTGTATTACCAAATTTTGTAAAGTGAAATAAGTGTTCCCAACCATTTTTTAAAAATCTTTTACTTGATGTTGGTGTATTATAACCCCTAACATAACCATCTATTTCAACTGATTTAGCCCAAATAATATTGTTTTGTAGTTTCCAATTTATACCTTCAGCAATTTTGTATGCTGTAAATGGATTTTCTTTACTTGAAGATAAATTAATAAATAAATGACCATCATCTTTTAAAACATTACAGCATTTATTAAAAATATTTATTAACCATTCTATGTAATCACTTTTTGAATCTTCGTAAGTATTATATTTTAAACCTAAATTATATGGTGGACTTGTTATAATTAGATCAATAGACTTATCAGGTATTGTCGGTAATACCTTTAGACAATCATTATTAAATAATTTCATATAGTTTCTATTCTATTCTTAGCTATATCAAAATAGTTCTTATCCATTTCAATACCAATAAACTCTCTATTAAGATTTTTACAAACAACTCCAGTAGTTCCTGAACCCATATAAGGGTCGCAAATATATTGTGCATTAGGAAAGCAACTAATTAGATCATTAACCATTTTTTCAGGAAATGCTCTTTTATGAAGTCCTTTAGTTCCTTCTGGTTTCCATTCCTTCCAATCAAATACATCTTGTTTGTTAATTACATTATTAAGTTTTGTTTTTGCATCTTTCGCTAACCAATAAACTCTTTCAGTAAATGGATAAAATCTAATCTTATCAAAATTTTGACTTCTGTTTATCCAAACAATTTCTTGTTTAATTATAAATTTACTTTTTAAAATCCATTCATAAGGAGTAATTTGAATGCCATTTTTAATTCTATTTTTGTGATTATACATAATAGAACCATTGTCTTTTAAAATTCTAAAACATTCATTTAATAAATTTAATTGTTGTTCTTGGTAAATATTCTCAGGTAAATTATCATTATAACTTTGATGATAATTATTGCCTGTATGATGTTTGTTTCCTAAATTATAAGGCGGAGAAGTTATAATTAAATCTACACTATTTTTTGGTAACGTAGGTAATACCTTTAAGCAATCGTCATTAAATAATTCCATTAAGCTATTTTATCCTCCGACTTATTTTTTAAACTATTAGGCAAGCTAAGACCGATCATATATTGATGAGCCAGATCCAGTCCATCTCTCCAGTCTTCTCTAAATCCATCCGATGTTATGACCAATGCTTTAGGCGCAATGTTGTTAGTTATGATTAATGCTGCTGTCACAAACTTATCGTAAGGCATTTCATTAGTCTTACAAAATTGAAAAGAATAACCATTTTTCTTTTCGTACTCTTCTCTTGGTAATGGTTTTATTTTAGATAATAAAAAAGTTTCACAATTTTGATTAAACTTTCTTTTACCATTGAATATAATTTCTGAATCATCAATGAATAATTTATCTTCTTGACCTGTAGTTCCAAGAATTGCTTTCCCTTCTTTAGATCTACAAAGTCTTCCGACAAATTTAGTGATTTCGGACCACTCTCTGTCATCAAAGTTTCTGTACTGTTTCCAGTAGTGTGTGTACCCCATGTTAGTTTCCTCCTTTGTTTGTTTGTTTAAATAAACCTAGTTCTTGATTAATCCTTTGTTTAGCAATGTTGATGTATTCTGGATTAAGTTCAATTAAAATACAGTTTCTGTCATTCATAGCTGCTACTAATCCTGTGGTACCAGAACCTCCAAATGGATCTAGCACGACACCATCTGTTGGACATCCCGCTTTAATACATGGCTCTATTAAATCTTTAGGAAAAGTTGCAAAGTGAGCACCTTTAAAAGGTTTGGGGCTAATAGTCCAAACATTTCTTTTGTTTTTCATCGTATAATTATTTTTTTTCAAACCTTTCATTTTAGCCCTACCAGGTGTGTTATTAAGTTTAGTAGTGTCTCGGTCTCTCACATTAGTGTCAAAAGTTTTACATGGTTCTTTAATAGCATCAGCATCGTAATAATATTTTTTTGATTTAGTGATCATCCATATTTTTTCGTGTGCGTTGGTCGGTCTATCTTTCACACTCTCAGGCATCGGATTTGGTTTGTGCCAAATAATCTCAGATCTAATATACCACCCAGCTTCTTGTAATGCGATGGCAACTCTATTAGGTATCATTAATAAATCTTTTTCTTTAATATTTTTTTGCACTGGTGTTCTGGTCACTCCATAATCTGTATTACCTCGTAAAGATTGATTAATAGTAGAAGTTCTGGATCCACTAGAATAACAATCTCCTACATTCCACCAGATAGTAGCGGTATCTTTTAATTTTGGTTTAAAAGTCTCAAATACTTTAACTGTATTCTCAATATAATCTTGATAAGTTTTTTCTAAACCAAATTGTCCATCCACTCCATAATCTCTTAAACCAAAATAAGGAGGAGAAGAAACTACACAATCAATAGAGTTATCTTGTAAATCTTTTATTTTATCAATACAGTTTCCTTGAAGTATCGTTATTCTTTGTTCATCCATTGTGTTTCTTTATTCTGTTTTCTTTTTACTACATTTACAAATTTACTCAACCATTTTTTTTGAGTTTCATCTACTTCTCCCCAATATAAAAGAGTCTCTGCGTCCACTTCCTCTAAATTATTTTTGTAGATAAAGTTTGTATATATAGTTGATAGTTTATCCATGCTTACCATTATTTTCCTCCTTGTTTAATTGTTTCAAAGTTAATTTTAATATAATTTTGGACAATCTTTTTAAAGTGTTCCAAAGATATATCTTTAAAAATACTATCTTGATCTTCGCATTGTTTTTTTAAATTAAGATAATCTTGATCTGTTTTTGGTATTAAATTTATATTCATTATTTTCCTCCTTTGTTTTTTCTAGCTAATGCCAACTCCCTATAAGTTGGCACCGCTTTCCATTTATTTAATTTATTTTGTTCTTTGTCTAACCACTCCATGTGATATTGCAAAGCCTTGTTAAAAATCTTAGTTAACTTTTCTAAGGTAATCTCTCCCCACAATTGAACATCGAAAAATTCTCTTCCTTTGCTTTTCCAATCTCCTACTTGAGGAAGGTTCCATTTGTCGCCTAAGATATTAATTTCTTCTTGAGTGTATTTGAATGCATCGCTGTTAAAAAAATCTACTGTAGCTGCAGTAGGTTTTTCTGTTTGCATAAAAGCAATTTTATCTTTGAGGTGTCTGACCAAAAGTTCTTTTCCTTCTGGACTTCTTTCATAAGGTTTCAAACCAGCCCCAGCACACACACCATTTCTAAAACCTCCTCCAATAGTAAAACCATGATCATACATAACACTGTTTTCTATTTCTTGTTTTGCTTCACAGTATCCGCATGTTCCGATGTCCGAGAGTAATGCTCTCTCCATCATTTTCTTTTTGTACTCTTGCGTATCTTGAACAGGTCTTTTACCAAATTTGATATTTTCTTTATTCCATTTTTTTAAAGTAGAATAAATAGTGTCTGATAAATTTTGCCAAACTTGAGTTTTGTATCTATTTAAAACAGGCACCTCTTGGATACTTACAGAAGAATAGATATCTGAATCGTAATAAAAATTACCATACATCATTCCTCTATAAAATTTTTTTAATTTTTTGTACTCACCATTGTAAATAATATTTTCTGATTTA